GGCACGCTGGGCACACCCGGCGCCGGCGGTCTCGCCGCGCCCATGCCGCCTGTGCCGCCCGCCGCGCCGCCGCCGGCCACCATCAACAACACCGTGGGCGACACCAACCACGTGTCGCAGAACTTCGCGCCGACCATCACCGTCAATGGCGTGCAGGACCCCAGGCGCACGGCGCAACTGATCGACCGAAATCTCAATCGCCAATGGACTGAGTACGGCGTGCATGCCGGCTCGGCCTTCGCATGAGCGCCGCCCTCACCGCGCCCACCGCCGTGTTCTTCAAGCCGATGCGGACTATTGGCTTCATCGTCCCCGACTGCACCGTCGAGGAGCGGCATAGCGACCGGCTCGAGGTCACGCGCCAGCCGGTCGAGATCGGCGCCGAAATATCCGACCACGCCTTCATGGAGCCGTTCGAGGTCTCGGTCCGCTACGGCTGGTCGGACAGCACGCCCCTGGCCGGCGAAGGCCATATCCTCGCTATCTATGCCCAATTGCAGTCTTTGCAGGCATCGCGCCAGCCGTTCGATCTGGTCACCGGCAAGCGGGCCTACCAATCAATGATGCTGACCGAGATGGAGGTCACCACCGATCAGCATACCGAGAACGTGCTGATGGTCGAGGCACGCTGCCAGCAGATCATTATCGTTTCGACCGCCGAGGTGCAAGTGCCGCCCGCCAATCAGGCGATGCCCGGAGCGACCCAAGGCGTGACGCCGACCGGTCCGCAGCAATTGCAGCCCTTGACGACGCCGCCGCAGATCACCGGCCTGACCGCCACGGTACCGCAGCTTTGAGCACCACCATCACCGGACGCCAATGGCTGCGCTACATCTCGCTGATCGCGGCCGATCCGTCCGGCAAGGGCCTCGACGTTTCCAATCTGCGGATCGATTTCACCGTTACCTCCTGGCTGCTCGGCACACCCGCGCTGCTGACGGCGCGGGTCTACAATCTGGCCGATCAGACCGCGCTCAAGCTGCTGGCCATGAAGACCGTGCCGGTCGGCATGCCGGTGGGTTCCGGTGCCGGGCCGGGCGGTGATTATGCCAATACATCGAAGGTCACCCTCGAGGCCGGCTATCAGGAGAATTCTGGCATCATCTTTGCGGGCGATCTGGTGCAGGCGAAATGGGGCCGCGAGAGCACTACCGACACCTTCGTCGATCTAGTGGCCGGGGACGGCTTCCAGGGGCACACCTGGGGGATGATCAATACCTCGCTGGCCTCGGGCTGGCAGGCATCCGACGCCAATGATCGGCTCAAGAACGCTTACCAGCAGTACAATATCACGCTCAACGATCTGCCCGAGGATATCCAGCAGCAGCAGGCGCCGCGCGGCAAGGTGATGTATGGGATGGCGCGCGATTACCGACGTGATCTTGCCCGCTCCTACGGCATGAACGGCTATGTCCATCAGAGCACGGGCGAGTGGTTGCTGTGGAACAAGGCCAAATCAACGACGGCGGTCGTGGTGAATGCGCTGACCGGGATGATCGGGATGCCGCAGCAGACGCAATACGGCGCGACGGTGCGGATGCTGCTCAACCCGAAGGTCGGGCCGGGCACACTGGTGAAACTGACGAACCGCGACATTCAGCGCGCCCAGTTCGCGGTGGGGACGAGCGAACAGACGGCGCAGAATATCGCCTTTCAGCAAAACCTCGGTTCCAGCGCACAGCCGCAACTTGGTCCACTCGACTCCGCGGATGGCACCTACAAGGTGCTGGCGGTGACGCATCGCGGCGACACGCGCGGCCAGGAGTGGTACAGCGACTGCGCGCTGCTATCGACGTCATCGCAGGCAGGCGTGCCGTACATCCCTGCCGACCACATCTGGGCGCTGTCGCTGGGTTAGAACTCGCACGCGAGATGCGCCGTGCCATAGAAGTCCCGCTCTTGAGGATTGCGGTAGGAATCAAGGCACGCTTGCCAAGACGCATAATGACCGGACGCGGGCGGCGGCGGCAGCGTTTGCGGGACGGGGCGGGGTTCGGCGGCCCGCTTGGCGATATCGGCCTGTACTTCCTGGTCGGTCATCGCATCTGCCGGCGGCGGCCCGAGCGGCACTCCCGGGGCGAGAGCAGGGCGTTGCACGGGTGGTGGCAATGGCGTGTAGTGCGTGCCATAGGTATACATATTCGGGTTGTACGCGTAGTGCGCAGGCCCAAGCCCAAGCGCCGCATACCCCGGCACGTAGGCGTAGGGAGGCGCGGCGCAGCCGGTCAGCAGGCAAATCGGCAAGATCATCGGCTTAATACATCTCATCTCGTCACCTCGTCAGCATGCTACACTCCGGCATGCGCCTGCATGGCGCTCATGACGACGAAATACAGCACCGCGCCCCATGCGGCCTGCTTCACCAGGTTCCACACGGCCTCGCCCGTGCGCTTGCGCTGGTAGGCTGCGCGGCCATGCTGAAGCAGATACAGCAGGTCCTCATTCGCTTTCGCGCTCGCGCCTGTGCGCGACTGGATACCGGCCAGAATGGCCAGCGCCAGCGCCGTGCTGATCAACAGTATCATTGGGGCACTCTCCTATTCTGATCACTGGTACTTCGCAGAACCGTCCGTCCTGAACCGCGATGGCGCGGCAGGCGTGTGGATGCTGGCATGCGCCGGTCACATCGCATCCCGGCTCATCGCAGGGCGCCCAGGGCTGCGGGCTATTGAGGGGTCTCGCCAAGCCGCCGGTCACTGCGCCAGCCTTTCCACTGCCGCCAGTACCCGCTTCGCGTAACTCTGGGCGTCGGGCGTTGGCGCCTCTGCCGGAAAAGCCTCCAGGGCTGCGCCTGTAGCCTCGGTTACCTCCGCGGCGCCCGCGCCGAGGCCAACGATCTTACCCGCCGCGTCGCGCTCGATGCCGCGCTCACAGGTGATCGCGCGCCGCTCGCCGGTTTCGGGATCGCGGTACATCGTCTGCACGACGATAACCTCCTCGCGGTCCTCCCCCTCGCTCGGCGGAACGGCCGCAATACGCGCTTGCATCGCCGCCTCGGTCTCGCCGGGATACTGCCGGATGCGGCGCATCCACGCCTCGGTGATGAAGGTCAGGGCGGTTGCGTCAAGCGCAATACACATCAGCCGCACCAGCGCGAAAATGCTGCGCTTTTCCTCCGCATCGCGGAAAGTCGCGCCCACGATGTGCGTCTCGCTGCCCGCCTCGACCACAAACATCGGTATCAGTCCCCCATGCTCGCGCAGGACGGATTCCGCGTATTCGATATTGCGACAGATGTGCTGGTGCCAGTCAGTCCGATCGCGTGACGCGGCGCGCGGTCTTTTCATATGCTCTGCTCCTTTCGAGCGCCTGTTCCAGCAGCGCGCGGACCGTCTCGGACCGCGAAATCAGCCGCTGCCCGTGCCAATGGTTATCGATCCGCGCCAGCAGCCGCCGAGGCAGCCTGATGGTCATGGAGACCAATACCTGATCGCCGTCCGGCATCGCTCCCATCCCGTTGCTGCGATGGGCGGTCATATATGCGCGGTAATACATGATGTCAAGTAAGACAGGGCGGGACGGCTGATCCGGTGGCCACCTATTCGGAAATTCCGCTCCGGCCGGCCATGCCGCAGGCGATCAGCATCGCGCTCAGCGGCGTCACCTACAACCTGACCTTCAAATGGTTCGATCAGGCCGGCACCTGGCTGGTCGATATCGCCGATACCGCCAATAACCCGATCGTCGTCGGCGTGCCGCTGGTGACCGGCGGCAATCTCGTCGAACAGTACGGCCATCTCGGCTTCACCGGCCAGTTATGGTGCGCGACCGACGGCCAGCCCGACATGCAGCCGAGCTTCACCAGCCTCGGCGATACCTCGCACCTCTACTACGTGGAACCGTGAGTTGAGCGATTATCCGCGCCTGCACGATCTGCCGCAGACCATCCCGCCGGCCCAGCTTGAGGCGCACCAAGCCTCGATCTGGACCGCGCTGCCCGGCATTGTGCACCAGGTCGATCTTTCCAAGCTCACCTGCCAGGTGCAGCCGGCGATCCAGGCGGTCGAGACCAAGCCGGACGGCTCGCGCAACAATGCCTCGCTGCCCTTGCTGCTCGATGTGCCGCTGGTGTTCATGCATGGCGGCAAATACGCCCACACCTTTCCGGTGGCGCAGGATGACGAAGTGCTCGTGGTCTTCGCCAGCCGCTGCATTGACAACTGGTGGCAGTCGGGCGGCGTGCAGCCGCAGTTCGAACAGCGCCAGCACGATCTGTCCGATGGCATCGCCATCGCCGGGCCATGGTCACAGCAGACCAAGCTCGCCAATGTCTCCACCGCGACCAGCCAATGGCGGAATACCGATGGCGATATTTACCTGGAGATCGACAACGATAATCAGAAAGTGAACCTGATCGTCAAGGGCATCACCGTGGCGATCGACGCGGGCAACAACGCGGTCTCGGTTTCCGGCTCCGATACCGCAACCGTCAACGTCAACCAGGAATGCGATGTAACCGCCGGCTCGCTGATCAAGCTGACCGCGCCGACCGTCGAGGTCAGCGGCAACCTTGCGGTGACCGGCAGCATCCAATGGAACACCGGCGGCACCGCCACCGACGCGGCGAGCCACACCCATACCGGCGTGCAAGGCGGCACCTCGACCTCCGGTCCGCCGGTCCCTGGCAGCTAGTTGCGCTACCGCAAGCTATCCCCGAGCGGCGACTACCAGTTCGGCCAGCAACAGGCCGACTTCTGGATCAACGTGCCCGATGCCGTCGCACAGGCGGTTTCGACGCGGTTGCGCCTGGTGCTGGGCGAGTGGTTTCTCGACCAGACGCAGGGCACCGATTGGTATGGCAAGGTGCTCGGCAACCGCACGGCGCTCACCCGCGATGTGGAAATCCGCCAGCAGGTGCTCGGCACGCCGGGGGCGACGCAGATCAACAACTTTTCCTCGTCGCTCGATCCCAACACGCGGCGCTACTCGGCGAGCTTCCAGCTTGGCACGCAATACGGCAACTACGCCGGCTTTCAGCCGCAGTTTCTCGCCCCCGCAACGGTCACGGCGGCGCCGCCCGAGCCGCCGGTCAGCGTCACTCTTACGCAACTGTCCGACAACAGCATCCGGGTAAGCTGGAGCACGTACGCGATCCCCTGAGATGTCGCAAAGTGCCAGCAGCTACATTGTCCGCTACCGGCCGACCGGGACGAGGCAGTGGATCAACTACGGTTCGACGACCAGTCTTTCGGAACCGATCGTCGGGTTGCAGCCAAACACCTCGTATGATGTCCAGGTCACCGCCGTCAATCCGAACGGGCAGACCAACAGCACGGTCCAGACCATCACCACGGCCGGCATCGCGCCGGCGCCGCCGGGCGGTCTCACCGCGACGAACATCACCGCCGACTCGCTGGTTCTGAACTGGAACCCGTCCGCCACCGGCTCGGCGCCGATCAGTTATCAAGTGCTCTACCGGGTACGCGGCGCCGGGAACTTTACCAACTATGGCAGCCCGGCCCAGAGCACGACTGCGGCGATCACCGGGCTTTCGCCCGCCACCAGCTACGATTTCCAGGTGGAGGCGGAGAATTCGGCAGGCGTTGGCGTCTCGGCCACGTTCACCATCAGCACGGCGCAGGCCGGCACCATCCCATCGGTTCCCGCCGGGCTTGCGGTTACGAATGTAACCAACAACAGCGCCACCTTCTCCTGGCAGCCCTCGACCGGCACCGCGCCGATCACCTATCAGCCCGAGTACGAGGTCACCGGCGCGTCGCAGTGGACGGCGCTGCCGGCCACGTCCGGCAACTCGGTCGCGGTCACGGGTCTCGCGCCCAATACCCAATATACCTTCGGCGTCTATGCCACCAACGCGGTCGGCGCATCCGCCACCGCGACTGTTACGGCGATCACCGCCGCCGCGCCGCAGGCGCCGGCCGCTCCCACCGGGCTGGCGGCGAGCAACATCACCAGCAGCGGCCTGACGCTGGCCTGGAGCGCGTCCGCCTCGGGCACGGCGCCGATCAACTACCAGGTGCTCTACCGCGTGTCGGGCACCGGCAATTTCGGCAATTTCGGTGGCCAGACCACCGCGCTGTCCGAGGCGATCACCGGGCTGGCGGCAGCCACCGCCTACGATTTCCAGGTCACCGCCTCGAATAGCGCCGGCGCCGCCACCTCGACGACCTATACCGTCACCACCGCGGCGGCCACATCGGCGCCGTCCGCGCCGACCGGGCTGGGCGCCTCGAATATCACGCCCACCTCGCTCACGCTGAACTGGATCACCTCGACCGGCACCGCGCCGATCACCTACCAGGTGCAGTACCGCCAGAGCGGCGGCACGTCCTGGATCAATCTCTCGCCCACCGTCACCGTCGGCACCGAGAGCGTCACCAATCTGACGCCTTCCACCACGTACCAGTTCCAGGTGGTCGCCTCCAACGCCTATGGCTCGGCCACCAGTACCATCCTCACGGCTTCGACGACCTCGTCCACGGTCGCGCCGAGCGCGCCGACCGGCCTTGCTGTCGGCACCGTCACCCAAACCTCGGTGGCGCTGTCGTGGAACGCCTCGACCGGTACCGCGCCCATCACCTATACGCCGCAGTATTCATCGGGCGGCGTGTATGCCAACGCCACCTCGACCACGGCGCAATCCACCACCGTCACCGGGCTTTCGCCCGGCACGCCGTACACCTTCAAGATCACCGCCTCGAACAGCGCCGGCTCGGCCACCAGCGGCACGATCGGCGCGAGCACGCTGTATGCGCCCTCGCCCGACAACACCACGCTGACGTCGACCACCGGCACGCTGGTCGATACCAGCAGCAATGTCTGGCGACTCAACGGCTCGCCCATGGTGGTGCAGGAGAACCCCGCGCCGGCCTACGCGGGCTATGCCAATGCCGGATCGAGCGCCAACGTCACCTTGCTACTGCTGCACAGCGGCAGCGTCTATTACCAGAACAGTTCGAATGCGTGGTTCCAGTGGTCGGGCACCGCATGGACCTCGATCGCGGGCGATCCGCGCGTCTCGGAGTCGGCGCAGGGCGCCACACTTACCTCGACCAGCGGCACGATCTACGACGCGGCGCTGAATGCCTGGACCCTGGCCGGCGCGGCCGGTGCATACACGGTCAACGAGAACGGCAAGGCGGCCGGCAACACCGCCAATGTTGTCCTGCTGCTCTATTGGAACCACACCGTCTACCAGGAGAATTCCGCCGGCTCGTGGTGGTCCTGGTCGGGCAGCGCCTGGGTCTCCGCGCCGCGCGATCCGCGCATCGTCGAATCCGCGCAAGGCACCACGCTGAATTCAACCTCAGGCGTGATTTATGATGCGAACCTCACCGCCTGGACCCTGGTGCAGTCGCAGAACTCGGGCCTGCAAGTGGCGATGGGCGGCACCGTCGACGGCAACACCGCCAATGTCGTGCTGCTGCTCTATTGGAACCATACCGTCTACCAGGAGAACGCCTCCGGCGGCTGGTGGCATTACGACTCGACGCAAAGTTTCCCCTGGGTGCAGGACACCGGCGATCCGCGCGGCGCCGGTGGCGGCGGTGGCGGCGGCGGGACTACGCCGTTGTTCTACGACGACTTTACCTCGCTGTCGCTGATCAACACGCGCGACTCCTCGACCTCGGGCAATAACTGGCAGCCGGCCTACTGGTACGCCACCGACGGCAAGCTCACCAATTCCACCTGGTATGTGAACCCGTTCAATCCGGCGACGCCCGACAACACGATCTACACCGTCTCGGGCGGCATTCTCTCGCTCGGCCTGATCCAGACGCCAGCGGCGCAGGCGTCGGCGGTCAGCAACGCGCTCTATATCGGCGCCAACATGACCACCGAGCCGCACTTCAAGACGGCAACGGGTTATTTCGAGTGCTCGGCCAAGGTGCCCTTGGTGCCCGGCACCGGCTTCTCGTTCTGGGTCATGCAGGACGTGCAATGGCCGCCCGAGATCGACGTCGCCGAGATCGTGTCAGGCCAGAATTCCGATGGCTCGCTCTGGCAGGTCGCCAAGTTCTCGCTGTGGAACTCCGATCCCAACAACGCGCAGATCGTCGGCGAGATATACAGCTACAACAACCCCAACGGCGTCTCGATCAACCCGGCGGACGGCTATCACAAATACGGCGTGCTGATCGACGCCTCGAACATCACCGTTTATTGGGATCGCACGCAGGTCGGCCAGTTCCCGCTGCCCGCCGGCTATTCGCAGTACACGTACTTCCCGATCGTGGGCTTCGGCGATGGCGGCTCGTGGTCTGGTCCGCTGCCAAATCCCAGCAGCGAACTGCCGGCCAGTGCCAGCGTCGACTACATCGGGGTCTGGAGCTCGTTCCCCGGCGCCGGCGGCACGAATCCCGCGACCATCTCCAGCATATCGCTGTCCTCGACCACGGTCTCCGCCTCGGCCGCCGTGGGCACGACGGTCGGCAATATCACCGTGGCGATGAGCGATGGCTCGCAGTTCAGCGGCTCGCTGTCACTCGGCGGCGCACAGGCCGGGCTGTTCCAAATCTCCGCGGCGGTGCTGAAGACCGCCGCAACGCTGACCGCAGGCTCCGATGCCATCTCGATCACCGCGTCCAACGCATCGGGATCGCTGACACAGAACTTTACCATCACGGTGACCGCGGCCGGTGGGGGCGGTGGCGGCGGTACCGGCCCGGCGGCCTCGTCCTCCTTCGTCACCGCCGACTTTACCGCCGCGCAGAACTACATCTCGCCCGGCTCCGGCCAACAGGTCGTCTCACAACACATGTGGGGCGTTTCGACGGGCGGCACCGCCAATACCAACTTCGTCCCCAGCCAAGGCGGCGTGAATGTCGCCTCCGCGCAGGCCGCCTATGCGCAGGTCAATCCTGGCCTGTGGCGCGTCAACGGCAACATCCCCGAGCGCGGGGATACGCAGTGGTTCAACAGCGACGGCTCGGTCTACCAATCGACCTGGAACAACATCATCAACAACCACCCGAAGCTCGACCCGCTCGGGGTCTCGGGCTGGATCATCGGCTGCAACGTTGGCGGTGCCTCGGGCCAGGGGTTGAACGTGCAGCCCTGGTCGAACAACGACACCGCCGGCTACGGCCGGGCGATGGGCAATCTCGCCGCCTATCTGAACGCGGCGACGATGCCGAACGGCAAGAAGTTCCCGATCCTCGGCTTCGAATGTCACAACGAGCCGGACGGCCACCTGGACTGGAACACGCTGGCCGGCTTCTACAACGCGATGACCAGCGCGGTGAAAGGCGTCAACGCCAACCTGCTGGTCTGCGGCCCGACCACCAGCTCGGCGGGTGCGGCCGGCAACTTCAAGAGCCTGGTCAACGAGCTCGACGTCTTCGATTATCACGTCTACATCGGCGGCAGCGACCCCGGCACGGCGGCCTACGCGACGACGCGCGGCACCAACGACGCGTCCACCGCCGCCTCGAACGTCGGCGGCAAGACCCAAACGATCTTCCTCGGCGAATACAATATCGATTGGTATTGCTCCGCCGCGAGCATGCAGAACTACATCGGCGCGATCTTCGATGCGACGATGCTCATGGAGGTGCTGAACGGCTCGCCCTGCCCCTTCTTCGCGGCGATCTGGGACAGCTACGGCGACTCCAACTGCGGTATCATCCAAGGCAGCGGCTCGCTTTGCCCGGGCGCTTATTTCATCGCCCAAGGCGTACGCCATGTCTATGGGCCGCGCTGGAAGGTCACCACCAACGCGGCGGGGTTCCTGACCTGCGCGGTTTCGCCATCGCCCACCAACTGGTCGCTGATGCTGGTCAACCGCGGCCAAGGCGCGCAGAACGGCAAGACGGTCGCCATCAGCCATATGCCGAACAGTTCCAGCGGCACCGTCACCGCGAACGTCTGGCAATTGACGCAGAACAACCAGAACGGCAGCACATCGACGGTGCAGATGACCAATGGGGTCAGTGCCTCGATGAACTTCCCCGACCCCTCGATCACCATCATTTACGTCTGAGCATTGGTCTACAGCCACGCGCACCGTTTCATTTTCTGCCATGTGCCGCGCACCGGCGGCACCTCGATCACGCAAGCACTCTGTGCGATCGTGCCCGATGCGCGGGTCGATGGGCGGCTCTACCATCACAGCGTCCACGCCATCCGCGACCTGTTGGGCATTGACTATCCGGCGTTCGGTTTTTGCCGCAACCCGTTTTCCCGCGCGGTGTCCTGGTACGGCTGCCATTACGGCCCCCGGCCGGCGACGGCGGCGGTGCGGACGGAGTTCGCCCATTTCCTGCGCGGCCTGGCGGGCAAGTACTGGCTCACCGCATGGCAGCATCTGGCGATTAATGAGATGCTGATCGACACCGAAGTCTGCCGCTATGAGACGCTGGCGGAGGACTTTGGAGGCATGTGCCGGCGCTTCGGCCTCACCGGCATCTGTGGCCTGCCGCATGAGCACGACAGCCGCCAGCCCTGCCATTACGCAGAATACTACACCGATGACGCGCGCGATAGGGTGCTCCGGCACTCCGCGGCGGATTTCGAGAAGTTCGGCTATGCCACAACGCTCGGCTGATCTGGCGGACCTGCTCTGGGCCTATGACGATGCGAGGTATTGCGGCGACATGAGCGAAGCCGACGCGGCATATACAGCGCTGGCCAACTGGATCGCGCGCGATCCTGTCGAAGCGGAACGGCGTTTGGCCACGCTCGGCGGCTGCGCGCGTACCAGGCAGCGTCACCAGGGCTATATGCGGTCGATCCTGCGGCAGCTCGACCGTTAGCCGATGTCCGGCACCGTTCCGACCACGCCGGTCTGCTACATTGACCAGCTTGGCATCCACGCACCGACCTACACCGACGTCCTGAACTACCTGATCGCGCAGTACCAGAATATCTATGGCGCCGACGTCTATCTCGGCGCCGACTCCCAGGACGGGCAATTATTGGCGCTGTTCGCGCTGGCGATCTCTGATGCGAACGCGATGGCGGTCAGCGTCTACCAGTCGTTCTCGCCGCAGACCGCGATCGGCAATGGCCTGTCGTCGGTGGTCAAGATCAACAACATGCGGCGCCTCGCCGCCTCCAATTCGACCGCCGATCTGGTGGTGACGGGTGTTGCCGGCACCACCATTGTCAATGGCATCGCCCGCGATGGCAACAACAACAACTGGATGCTGCCCTCGCCGGTGGTGATCCCGCCCTCCGGCACGATCACGGTCACCGCCGTGGCGCAGGCCCAGGGCGCGATCGCCGCGGCGCCTGCGACCATCACCCAGATCGCAACGCCGATTGTCGGCTGGCAGACCGTCTCCAACCCGAACGCGGCGGTTGCCGGCGATCCGATCGAGACCGATGCGGCGCTGCGCGTCCGCCAGGCGGTCTCGACCGCGCTGCCGTCGCAGACCGTGCTCGACGGCATTGCCGGCGCCGTGGCCCAGGTGCCCGGTGTGTTGCGCTATGCGGTCTACGAGAACGACACCTCGGTCACCGATGCCAACGGCGTCCCGGACCACTCGATTTCGTTCGTCGTCGATGGCGGCGATGCGGCGGCGATCGCGCAGGCGATCGCGCTGAAAAAGACGCCCGGCGCCGGCACCTATGGCACCACCACGATCGGCGTCGAGGATAACCAGGGCGTCGTCCACAATATCAGCTTTTTCCGCCCGGCCCTGGTGCCGATCACCGTGGCGATGACCATCGCGCCGCAGACCGGCTACACCACAGCGACCGGCGCGCTGATCGCGCAGGCGGTGGTGGATGCCATCAATGCGCTGCCGATCGGCGCGCCGGTGTTCCTCTCGAAACTCTATGCCGCGGCCTATTCGACGGCGGCGGCGAACACCTACAACGTCACCGTGCTGAACATCGCCGCCAGCGGGCCGCCGCAGGCCGCCGACGTTGCCATCGCCTTCAACCAAGCGGCGAGCTGTGCCCTGACCAATGTGACGATGACCGTTCTGGTCAATCCGGCCGGCCCCTGATGGCGCGCGCACTCGCCGATTACCTTGCCCTGGTTCCGTCGTTCAACGCGGCGCAGCCGAAATTCATGGCGGCACTGACCGCGCTGCTCCAGCCGGCCGCCGCCCTGCAGAGCTTTCTGGCCGGCATGCCGCAGCAATTCGATCTCGACACCGCGGTCGGCGTGCAACTCGATCAGGTGGGCCTCTGGATCGGTCGCGACCGGTTCGTGCAAACGCCGATCACTGGCGTGTACTTCTCCTGGGACACCGATGGGCTCGGCTGGGAGGAGGGCTACTGGCAGGGCGCTTTCGATCCCGACGAGGGCGTCTCATCGCTGGACGATGGCACCTACCGCACTTTGCTCTATGCCAAGGCGGCGGCAAATGTCTGGGACAGCGACCCGGCGCAACTCAACACGATCCTGAATACGCTGCTGGCGGGCGAAGGCGTGACCGCGACCGTGATCGACAATCAAGACATGACCATGCAGGTCACGATCAACGGCACACTGAGCAGCCTGATTTTCCAGGCGATCCTGAACGGCGGCTATCTGCCGATCAAGCCGGAAGGCGTGCAGATCAGCTACCTGATCCCGAGTACCAATCCGAATATCGCCGCCGATGTCATCGTCCAGGGCCGCGTCACCGCGCGCGCGGTGCAGCGCCAGATCGCCTCGGCGACAATTGCCGGCGCCGGATCGGTCG